GAAGTTGCGATCATCGGTCTCCTCAAGGCGAGCCTTAGCATACATCTCGTCACGCATGATAAGAGACTCAAGTTCCCGTGAGCCAACAAGACGTGCTTGAAACACACGACCAGCTTTGATAGCGATGTAACGACGTGCTTGCTCTGGGAGTTCTTCCCAATCCAAAAGGAACGTCATGTCCACCGTAAGGGTCGTCTCAGTGAACGTGTAGGTGTTCTTGGTGCGATTAAAAAGATTCAACCCACGTTGCACCACGTCAACAGAAAGATCACCCACGTCAACTTGAAGTGTATTCGCAGGGACTTGGAAGGTTCCACTAGGTGTTCCTTGGGCAAGCTTAAAGTCTTCGATGGTGTTGAAATGCCAACCCTCGGATTGAACTTCACGACTAACTTCATCAAGTATGTTCTTCGCCAACGCTGCGGAATGAGGAAGTGCGGTAGCGGTCGCAATGCTGTTTACAGGGGATTCCCCAATGTATCCAAGCATCGTATTAACCGCTTCAAGTTTTGATGTAAGTGTAGCCATGTATATCTAAGTTTAAGTATAGTTGTGTATAAAGTTTGAAACTTACAGCAAAGGTAAACCTTAAGTTGACCTGTAGTGTAAATCCCAAAAACACAAAAGCCCCCTTTAGAACTTAAAGTAACTAAAGAGGGCTTAAGTGGGGATTAAGGGCGATTAGCCGATTGTGACAGCAGCCTCAGGACGGAGAACACCGTGACCCATTGCATACTTAGCAACAAACAGAGTGCCTTGACGCTCGATTTGATACTCAGATTCGGTAGCAAGATCAAGGAGCTTCACAGTGCCGATAGCACTTGGGTGAGCAACAAGCATCTCGATAGCGGAAATGTCAGTAGCGTTGTAGCCGATACCAGCAGCACCGAATACATCGTTCTTAGCATTTGCATCGTCAGCATCAGCCGAACCAGAAGCAACAGTAACAGTAGCCAAGTGGTTAGACTTGTAGATACGGATACCAGCGATGGTTGGGATCTTGCCAGTCGAGACATCACCTACGCCACCGAAGTCGCGGTTGATAGCGGACTCTTCCGAACCAAGCAACGTGTAGTAATCACGAGGCTTAAGGATAGCGAAACGCTCATCTTCAGGAACGTCTTTTTCGTCAAGGCTTTGAGCAGCAAGCATGATTGCATCAACAAGCTCAGAAGCCAACGGGGTAGCACTGAGTTTCGCTGTGAGGTTGGTTCCAGCGAATCCACCAGTGATGGAAGGCGTAGAGGTCAACGCAGCAGCTACAAGGGTCTTCATGGCTGCAATGTCGAAGCGTTTCGCAAGAGCCTTACCGAGTTCCTTAGCGTAAATGCTACGGACATCGTAGTGGTTCTTGAGTTCGTCGATGTTTGCAATGAAGGTAGAAGCCACAAGGAGGTCATCAATAGTGATGATTTTCTCCGCGTGTTTAATACCACTGAGGTAACCAGCGTCTGCATCAGCGATGTTCTGACCAGGGGTATGATATTTAGCAGTAGCAATACCAGTTACAGGGAACTGAGCAGACTTGCCGCTTTGAATCGTCCGCACCATGTGCAGATCTTTCATAACGTTCATCTCTTCGAAGGTCGTAAGGATCTCTCCAGAGAATACTTTGAGGAACAACGCATCGCGATCTCCTGCACCATTGATTTGTCCTAGGTTGGACGGGGAAGTAGCACCATTAGCCATATAATTATTTTAGTTTTAGTTTTAGTTTTTAACAAGCGATGTCCGTGTTTTTATTTTGTTCGACTATCTTTTTATACTCGTTAAAGCGAACGGTCGATTGTCCAGCGCACTGGGTCTAGTTCTTACTTTGTAAGTTTTGTTTTGATTGTCGTCCTTTTATTATTTGTGGACGATTTCCATCCGTTAGTGGATGAGAAAGGGATAAAGGAACCTCCCTTGGTGCGCTTCGTATTGAGAGGCGTGGGAGGTGTTGTTTTGGAAAGGGATAGGGGTTGTGTTCGGCGTGAACACCCGCTGACTGGTTCGATGCGTTTTAACCCCAAATGGGATGTGATGGTGAGGGATTCGATACCCACACTTCCGAAGACAACTTCGGGTTCTATCTTGAACTAACCATCAGCGATTGGTTTCTAGGTCATTAACGTAGTGAAGAAGATCACCTACGATTACCTTTTGTTCCTTTGTGAAGCTCTCTTGTTTGAGGCGTTCAATGAAATAGGGAATCTTACTTTGTTTTATCGTCGGAAGACATCCAGTCGTCGATAGACTTAGAATGAGCATTGTAAGAGCGACGTAACATCTCTTCTTCATATTGTTCAAAGACAGTGAGAAGTAAGTCCCCTAGCTTAGGGAAAACACAAAATACCTTTACTAGGAGACTTACTAACACCATATAACACACAAATGAGATTTTTATTTTTTAGCGTTACCGACATTGATTGCCAGTAGATCAACTACCTTTGCAACAAACTTAACAAAGCCATCATCCCTTGGGGTAGGAGTAAGAGCACTGATGAGTGATGCAGCGGTTACGATTGCAGTGAGAATCTGAATGATTACTCCTGCGTTGTCTAGGAAATAGGATACGATTTGCATAAGTTTTTAAAGTCGTGAGATTGAGATTCGTTTTTCTACTTGAGCGCGATAAGCAGGATCTTTGGCATACCTAGAGTCCTTCATAGCGTCAACCATCTGGGCATTAGAGTTGAACGGTGTAACACCACCACCAGCTACTTGACCTTGCATCAATTTAACAGGTGAGCCACCGTCTGAAAGGAAGCGTGAGTAAAGACCTTTGATAGCAAGCTTGGCTGTGTCGGCATCGTTAGATTCAACAACACGATTAAAGGTAGCAAGCTCGCTGTCCGTAAGGGAACCTGAAGCCCACTCAGTCATCGCTGCGTAGTTATCACGTCCACCAACCTCGTCCATGATGGCGTTTGTATTAGCCTCCTGAGAAGCCTTAAAGCCGTCCACGTAGGTCTTCACAAGCTCACGGGAGATGCCGTTCTTTTCAAGGGCAGCATAGGAAGCTTCAGTAAGATCGCCACGCTCTGCGTATTCGCTACTGGCAGCATTAAGAGCATCACCAACACGTGACTGAACAGCGGTCTGCTCCATGTTCACCTGTTGCTTTGTCTCTTCACGATCCTTGGTGTGGAATTGTTTCTCCAGATTTGCGTATGCCTTGGCAAGCTCCTCTGGTGACTCAAACTTTTCTGGGAGCCACTGTGGGCGTTCCTCTGCGGTAACCTCTTCCTTTTCTTGTTGGTTATCAACATCACCTAGAGCAGACTTAGGGGCGTTATCGAGTGCAGCCTTAGCTTCGTCCATAAGTGCGCTTTGTTTCTCTAGGGTGATTTGTTCCCGTTCGGTGGGTTCGTTAATTGCGATAGAATGTAATTCAGCCATAATGATAATATGTTATTGTTGTTGTTGGGCAGCGTCTAATTGCTGTTGTTCAGGACTATTAGCCTGTTTATATTGATCACTCAAGGCTTTAATTCCAGCAGGACCCATTTTCTCTGCCATCATGGAAGCTTGTTGTTGTTGTGCTTCTTGAGCAAGTTGTTCTTCAGTTTTGATCAAGCCGATGGTTTTAATGCCAAGGGCTGTGGCTCTACGCTTAAAGTATTCTTGGACGTTTACAAACTGAGCAACAGCCTGTGGACCAACCACCTGTGCAGCACCTGCAAGGAACTGGTCAAGCTTGTTGAGATCGTTACCACGACCAAGTGCTTCAACACCCGTGACAATCACAGGTTGCACAAGGTTCTTAGGTAACTTAGGAAGCTTCTTGTTCTTTGCCATCACGAACATAAGACGCTCGATAAGGGGAAGCTGGAGTTCATTTGAAAGCAACGAATAGAGACCACCAAGGGAACTCTCAAGCTCCTGTGAAAGCATACGGATCTCCTCAGCGGTAACACGTTCAGCAGAGCGGACAACACCACTGGTAAGCAAGAAGGCAGCCCCTAGGCGATCCTTGATGCCATCCATGGTCATCTGGGCAACCCTGAAGTCGTTGAACTTGTTGACTTGCAACGTAGTTACGTCAGCAGCATTACCTTGGACAATGGCTCCGTTAGGGCTGTCAGCAAGCGTCTTGGCTCGTGTGGTTCCGTTAGGGGAAACAAGAAAGAGAACCTTGGCAGCAGCCGCAGAACCCTCAACGATAGCCTGAGTAAGAGCCTCAAGGGACTGCACGTCACCTAGGTATTCCTCGACGTAACCACGACCGTAGGACTCACCGTCAATCCTAGAGAACCTTAGGGGGATGTAGGGTAATCTGTTGAGCGGCACTCTGCCACCTGAGTCTGGAAGGGCAACACCGTTGATGTCCTGTGTGATCTCCCACATATCGCCGTCACGAACAATGCTTGTGTAGAGATTTACATCTCCCTCCATGGCTTCGTTTTCGGAAGCACCGTGCATCTCAAGGAGTTCATGGATCTTTGGATCAAGAGCCTTCATCGAAATGGTTTCCTTTGTTGCGATGGTCAGGACGTTACCCATAGGATCACGATCAATGACAAAGCGGTTAAGGTTAAACACACGAAGACCACCCTCCTCTGGCATATACAACAAAGCGTTCCCAGCGATGATGAGATGCTTCAGGGCTTCATGGAGTGCTACTCGGTATGCTTCCTTGGCTATCTCGCTCATCACTAGGTCTTCAACACGCTGAAGAGAGTTTTCGATTTCGCTAAGGACTTCCTCAGGTGTTCCTGATTTAGCTAACTCAGCGGTGTCTGCTTGGAGACGAAAGAACGGAGCGTTGGGTGGGAGGAGTGCTAACAGTAATTTACTGGCGAGGTTATTTACTCCACGTGCTCCAACGCTCTGAAAGGGTGTGTTGAGCCTACTGTGTGGACCAAAGGATTCCTCTGGTAACACGTAGGGCAACGTAAGTCTAGATGATGTGCGACCGCGATCTAGGTAAGAATACCGAAGACCTTCGAGTCGTGAATAAGTTTGTTTAGCTGTCATGTTAAATTAGGTTATGCCCAGAATGTGTTAGGGACATCAAGGTCTTCGGTGGGTCTAGGGTTTTCCATTGTGGACGACCAAAAGATAAACTGGTCAGCACCTGCTGGAATCGGAAGCCCCACAAGGTCACGGAATAGCACCCAGTAGTCAGCCCCGTTATGCTCACCGATCTCGTGGAGTGCGTACATGTGGGTTGCTAGGGTTGTCTCAACGCTGCCATCCTCGTTGTCCACTGCGTAACCGCTGGCGATGCCGAACTGTTCTGCGATGGCTTTGCTTGGGAATTTTAAGAGGTAGTCGATCATACTGTTATTGTGACGAGCTTTGCGTTAGAGAGGCGTTTTTTATAATAGCGGATAGATGCTAGATGCCCACAAAGGAATTGCCCACCGCCACCACCTCCTGCCCCGATCCGCAGAGTGGTAAAAGTTGCACCAAGCGATACCGCTGAAGATCCAACTATTGAGCCATTTAAAGCTAATGAATAATCTCCATGTTTAAGTGTCCCTGCATAGAGTAAAGGAGTAGATGGAACAGTTCCAGCCATAGTAAAGCTACCTAAAGAGCCGCTTGCTTGTGCATATCTACTTAATGCGGATGTTGCATAAAAATTGTAGAATTGGCTGTTGTTTCCTATATCGAAAGCAACAGGTCTCCTGTCGCCAGATCCTGTGGATTGGATATTCGCAAACAATGTCCCCTCGCTCTGATTGTAGAACCCCGTAAAGTCACTTCCAGTAATCGAGCAAACATCCGCACTGCGAACCACGGATGCTGTGGTGGTCGGGATGTAGGACGTGGGGAAGCTCCCTGCTTCTAGTTGTGCTCCCCATGCAAAGATCGTTTCTGTCCCCAGTGCTATGAATGAGGGATTGTTATTCGCATCATACGAAGGGACAGAAGCATTAGATAAAGCCACAAGCACAAACCATTGAGCAGCGGAAAGTGTTAATGTGATACTGACTCTATACCATCCATTGCTTAAAGCTATAACGGACGAAGAAGGTGATGTTGCGCCAACGGATCTAGTGTCTGTGACCAATCCTGTATCGAGATCAACAATAATAGCAAAGTTGTTTGATGCCCCTGATTGCGTTAATTGTAACTGGGCAAAGCTATTTGTCCCTTTCTTTAAAAATAATGAAAAGGTGTATGGAACTGCTGTTCCTGTGAATTCTCGAAAAACAATGTGTCTTCCTGCTCCAACACTGGCAGTAATAACATCAGCGGAACTATTTCCACTTGGTGATGTTTGTGAGCCAGCAACAGTTGTTGCAACTTTACTCCAGTAAGCATTGTCTAATTCTTCGCTTCTTTGCAATAGATTAGTCCTGCTCTCCTCAATGAGTAACCCACGGGATGCAAGGGTAACAGGATCGTGGTCGAAGCGTGCGGCGTTGATGGCAGCAGATTGGATTAGTCCATCACTCCCAACAAAGGTAGCCGTAGATGCTCGCGTGAACGTAGGGGTAGGACCTTTGCGAGCCGTAAGGGTTTTGTCGGTGGCGAACTGAAGGTCAAGGGAAAGCCCATCGAGACCCACGAAATCTTTGGTAAAACTGTGAGTCAACGGAAAGGTAAACCCATTTGTCTGCTTATGAAACAAGGGGAAACCTGTAAGTTTCTGGGTGAGCTTCTTTCTTGCCATCGGTTAGTTCTTAAAGTTCGATTGGTTTGATAACAACAGTCACAGAGAATCCTGTGGTAGCACCTGAAATAGCGATCCGAAGGGTTCCCACAGGTGTGACAAACAATCCACCACCGCTTGCTGTAAGGGTAGTTTCAGGTCCTAGGTCAACATAGGTAGACCCGATAAGTTGTTGGAGTTTGACTGTTGCACTTGCGAATGTTCCAGCAACTAGGAAACCCGAAGGTTTACCATTGCCAACAACGTCCACATTAAGCGCACCTGCGGTAACATCTGCAAATACAAATGAATTAGAGTAATTGAATGTAGCCATATTTTTAGTTAATAGTTAACGCTTGAGCCTGTTCCTGTGCTTCCTGTGGAAACCGTAGGGCGACGAATGATAAGCGAAGAGATACCTGCTGTTTTCTTCTTAGCTTGGGTATCCATTGAAGTAGGTTGAACCGTTTCAGCAACTGCTGTCGGTGGTGGTGGAGGTTGTGGAGTTGGTGCAGGAGCAGCCATCTTGGGCGAGGAGAAACACATAGGAATATATAATTGTTAAGTTTAGTTGATAGAGGTTTTTGAGAGGATGTTTTCGTTCTGTTCTTCGTATACATCCTTAAGAAACCTAACGACACTCCGCGCACCGCAGTAGTAGTCAATATCCCTATGATTATACGAAGGATCGTAATCCTTTTGGGGGAATCTTTCCTCAAGAGCCTTGATAAGACTTGGGGAAATTGTTGGAAATGTAAGGTAGTTATCCATAGCTTGTTCCTAATAGTGAACTAGATGTCTTCTAACTGAAAGGGAAGCTCATCATTGTTGATCATATCCCACGTTTCGCTAAGGCAAACAGCGTTCCAAATGATAGCCCCAAGGTGATCCTCGGATACATCTTTCTCCATAAAAGCCCACAGGTGGCGATACAAGCTGTCAACATAGCGGCTCAAGGGGATTCCTTGTTTCCAGTTGTCTCTGTTATACTTGGCTGCACCATCCTCGAATCGCCTTGCAAGACGCAGAAGGGCTCGTGTAGGGATAGCCGAAGGAATCCCTTTGCCATAAGAGGCATCCCTTACAGCACCTGTTTGGAACTCGGAGCGTTCTCCTGAGTCTGGTAGGTCGTTCTTGGCGAACCCTTTGTAGTAGTCTGTTACTTGTTTTTGAATGGTGTCCATAGTTGTTTGATTGTTTTGGTTTCGTGATCTACGTCTTGGTGTTGAAGGATGTAAGCTAATCGTGCATTTATTAAGGCATCGTCTTCGGTAAGTCCAGCTTTTTCATAACAAGCCACAACGGTGTCCCAAGTGTAGCCATCCTTTTCCAACATCTTTTCAGCGGTCTTAATACCTACACCTTTGATGCCTTGGTAGTTGTCCGTAGCGTCACCCATAAGGGTTTGGATGAGGTGGAACTTACGGGCGTGTTCAGGTGTAATGGTTCGCAACTCACCTTTAAGGAAGTTAAACCACTGGCACGGAACGGTCTCAAAGTCCTTGTCGGCACTCACGATGATTGACCCTTTCTGATCCATAGAACCCATGATACCTAAGACATCATCGGCTTCCATGTTGTGCCAGAAGACTGTCTCGTAGTTATCACAGACCCACTCACGTAGATCTCCAAGCCCTAAGGGTGACCTCTTGCCTTGTCGATTGGCTTTATACAGAGGATACATCAGGTGACGAAAGGTAACTCTGTCAGAAAATGCTATGATTGTTTCGGTGCTGTTAAGCTCTTCCTCAAGGTAATCTATCAAACTGATAAAGGAACTCTTGAGTTCGTTGAAGTCGCAGTGGACTGTAAAGATGTCGTCATCCCAACGAACCTCCTTCTCGGCTGAGAAGCAAGCTTTGTAAAGGATCATGTCGCCGTCGATTAGTGCTTTCATATATTTTTGTTATTAGTGCGTTTCTGACCAGTTGTTTCCTACTTTGTATTCGCCGTCCACAGGACATTTAAACCCAAGGATCTCTCCTGCTCGTTTAAGGGAATGGACAAATGCTTTGCCAAGATCATCTGCGTGTTCTGGTAAGCATGAGAATTGAACCTCGTCGTGGATGTTGCCGTGCAGTTCATACGGGTGTGGTGCGTTCCTTGAAAAGGTAATAAGGGATTGCTTCATAAGGATTGCTCCTGCTGATTGCAACAACAAATTCAAGGCACTGTGTGGGGAGCGACACGGAAGCTTACGACCATCGAGACCTTGAAGGATGTTAGTTCGTTGGACTTGTTGTTGAACGGTTTCGTTAAGCTTACCGATGGCTGGGATGCGACGCATGAAGTCAGCTTTAAGTTGTTTCCCCTCACGTGAAGATCCACCTACAATCGAACCAATCTTAGCGTCACCTGCACCGTAAAGGAACGCATAGATGAACGTCTTGGCTTGGTCACGGGTCTGTAGTCCAGCAGCCTTTTGGTTAGCTGTGTGGATGTCTCCGTCAAGGATAGCCTTAGCATACGCACCGTTGTCCCACTGGTAAAGATAATGAGCAAGACAACGAAGCTCCAGACCAGCAGCATCAGCACCTACAAGGACTTTACCTTTAGGAGCCTCAAAGCAACTACGGCACTCATGTCCATACGGTGCGCGACCTGCGGGAACCTGAGCGATGTTAGGGTTTCTGTGTGTACATCGTCCGCTGATGGCTCCGTTGGTTACTACTTCTCCGTGGATGCGTCCGTTGATCTCTAGGTTAAGCCACGCTTGTTTACCCTCGGCAACCTGAGCCAACCTTTTGGCAAGCAACAGGTATTCGCATAGGAGGTCAGCTTGAGGTAATCCTACGTCACGCAACACAGGCTCGTTGATCGCTGGGCGTTTCCCTTCGAAAGCTTTAGGCTTCCACCCAAGATCCATAAGGCGTTGTGATATTTGGTCACGGCTGTTAGGGTTGAACAGGACTTCTTTCTTTTTGTTGTCCAGCTTTGTTGCTCCTTTAAGGAACGCTGAGACTTCCTTAGGTGTAGATCCACCAGTCTTAAGAAGAACTCCAAGTTCCTTTTTGGTTGTCGCTTGGATACCGTTGGCTTCCCATCCCATCGAAGACTTCATCTCCTCAACGGTTGGCGGGAAGGCTTCCTGTAGTTGTTGTTGAAGTAACCCACGGGCTGCCATAAGGTTAGCCGTAAGTTCCTCTGCTTTCTTTACGTTGAACACCCATCCGTTAGCCTCTTGCTTACGCATCAACTTCGCAAAGTCATGCTCAAGGAACAACATCTTACTTGCAGGTTTGTTCTTTGTTAGATGCTTGAATAACTTGGCGGTTACCCTTACGTCTTGCTCACAGTAGTCCTGCATTTCTTGGGACCATTCTGACCAATCTGTGGTTGTTCCAAAGTCACCCTTGTATTCACCGATGCGGTAGCCCCAAGACTTCAAGGAGTTACGACCTACAAGTTCCTTAGGGAAGTCCTGTCTGTTGTAGTCGTCGGACTTTGTATCAGGATAGATACACATAGCCATAACAAGAGTATCAAGGACACCCTTGTGGGTGAACCCGTAAAGAGTCTCTAGGGCTGGTGCGTCAAACTTAATAGCGTTGTGACCACAGATGTAATCAGCAGTAGCCAACAAGTCTAAGCCCTCCTTGATGTTCCCCTTTTTGGAACTAAAGGACTTTATGTCGTCAGCTTGCTCGTCGTAGACGGATAACACATGGACAGTCTTTAAACCTTTAAGGGTTTGGAAGTGGTCGATAGCATCTGTTTCAATATCAAAGAATAGAATTTTCATATAAGGTTAGAATGGGTTGGTTGTGTCGTCATCGTTGTCGTCTTCAATATTATCATCAAGCATTATCTCGCTCATGCGTCCTGTTTGCTTGTCATACTGTAGGTGCGAACACAATCCAGTCTCACCTGTGAAACGATTCTTGAGAACCCTTAAAGCTGTTACGTTGCGGTTCTCAGGGTCTTGTTGGTTACGCTCTAACCCTAACACAATGTCGGACAACTGAGCGATAGCCGCAGAGCCTCGAAGGTGCGCCAGTGACGTAGCTGCTCCATCCTCGTGACCTTTACCTTCAGGTCGTTTCAAGTGACTAACAACAATCATGCCGATGTTACACTCTTCAACAAGTGAACGTAGCTTAGTCATGGTGTTGTCAATCATCCGTCGTTCGTCACCATCGCCAAGTCCTGAGACAACAATTGAAAGGTGATCGAGAACTATGTAGTCAACATCGAGTGCCTTAGCCATGTATCGGATGTGACCTAGGAGGTTATCGGAATCAAGGGAACCCCAGTGGTCGTAAAGGAAGAACCTTCCAGAACCCACGGTGGCATCGAAGGCTTGCTTAAGCTTGTCACTTTCCTTTAACTCACCAGCAAGGTGCAACAGGCAACCCATCTCAAGACCCACGATACCACTTGCTGTTCGCTCTATGGATTCCTCAAGGGCAATGTAGCCAATACGCTTGTCGGTGTTCCTGATTAGGTTGTGTGCAATAACGCGACAAAGTTGCGATTTGCCAATACCGCTACCAGCACAGACCGTAACGATCTCACCCTTACGCATACCTCTAGTCTTTTCGTTGAGACCTTGGAATGGATAGGGGATGCTTTCGGTGTTCTTAGGATTCAACAGACGTTGGTATACTTCGCTTCCCTCAACGATGTCGTCGGGTCTCCAGATCTTAGCATCCCAAAAGGATCTAACAAGTTCCTCGGTCTTCCCTTGCATCAACATTTCGTTGGCATCCTTGAGCGGAAGACGTGCTACCTTGCACTTGCCAACAGGAAGGATTGACGAGACTTGTTCCACGGCTTTGCGACCAGCAGCGTCTTCATCAAACATAAGGACTACCTCCTCGAATTTCTGGAGCCACTCAAGGTTCTTCTTGAAGACTGCCTTGGCTCCGCTTGCTCCTGTAGGTAGCGACACGACTGCCCACTTGTTACCGAAGACCTGAGATAAACTCAAAGCATCTATCTCTCCTTCCGTGATTGTTAGTTTCTTGCCTCCGTTAGGGAACAGGTGTTGACCAAAGAAAGTCGAGGGGACTCCGATACAGGAGAACTCCTTGTTAGCAAAGCGTAGCTTCTGGGCTGTTAGGTTACCCTCAACGTCCCTGTATTCTGCGATGTGACATACCTTACCGTATTGTTCTCCAACCTTGTAGCCAAACTTCTGGCAGGTCTCGGTGTTAATTTTTCTAGCGTCTAATGGTAAGACCTTCCCGCTAAGGAAAGCCCCACCCGTTTGTGGTGTTGCGTGTGTGTTCATGTGTGTGTGTTTGTTTGTGTTGTCTGCTGATGAAAGGTCTAGTTCTCCACAGGAGAAACAATAGACAGATCCATCTTCGTTTTCCGCTGCTGCATTAGAGCTTCCGCAATTGTCGCAGGGGATGTGTGTGTTTATAAAAGCCATTCTTTTGGTATTGTTGTTTGTGCCCAGATGAACCCGTGCTTGTTGCACCATTCAGCGTAGGTCGTTTTGGATCTTGAAGATAGACGGTTCCGTGCGTTCATAAACAGGAACCTGATGTCTAACTCTGGATTGTATTTGCGAACCAGAAGGTGTTTCGTTCTGTCGCTTGCAAGAAATCTTCCCTTGGCTTCGATGATGATACCGTTGGTAAGGATGAAGTCAGGTGTGTAGGTGTGTTCCTTTAAATATTTTAGGTGCTTTGTTTCGTAACCAAAGGGAACCCCCTCCCGTTCAAGGGAGAGGGCTATGGTTTTTTCAAAGTTAGAACGGAACCGCATTACCGTTTTCGTTGTCGTCATCTTTGAACGCTTGGTTGAACGACTCGCCGTCACTGACGTAACCGTTGGCTTCCGAAGAAAACCCAAAGTTGTCATTGGACTGACTGCCATATTCAACAAGCTCAATCACTTGAACTGCCTTGAGTCGAAGGGTGTAACCCGCTCCTACCGTTGGTGAATACCAAGCATAAGGTTCTACGGATAACTTCAGGGTTGACCCAGAGCCGACGTTCGGTGCTTCAGGAATTTTAACTCCCTTAGAATCGAACACAGCGATGGTGAATGTAAGCTCGCCTTTCTTGGTTTGCTTACGTGCGGTTTGTTTGGCGAAGATCTGGTAGTCTCCGTCGTCTGTGATGGTCAAGGGGCAGGTAGAAGACTTACGAAGCTTCTTGTTACCGTTCTCTTCACACAGGGTTTTGTATGCTCCGTCGAACCACTTGTCGATTTGTGATTTAAATGCGTTGAAGTCGCCCTCACTGACGTGGATCTTGGCACTGTAAACTCCATCGACATTGAACTTGGTGTCAGGTTCTTTGATGCGTGGGTAGATTGCAATTCCTTTTGGTGTTGTTATATTCATGGTATTATTATTTTTACTTTTGTTATTATTGTTACTTTTGTTTTTAGCTGAAGAAGTATTCCGACTTCAGTAAAAGGGATACGTCGAGATTACCTAAGGATGGGACTGGAGGTAACTCGACTGTTGGATGCAGACACTGTGTTTGGTTTCTAAAGTTGTCGAGAAAATTTTCTGTGAAAATATCAACAAACACTTCACGAAGCACCTTACTCATTGTGTCACAGTTAGTTGCGTGTGTTCCATAACTGTCGTGAATCATCGCAAAGTCGTGAATATCGTGTTGCTCCTTACATCTTTTTACAGTTTCGTGAAGGGCTGCTTTCCTTCCTCC